CTGAATCCGGGCGATGACCCGCTATGCTCCCAGACCTTACGGACGCCCTCGTACTTGTCGCTCAGTTCCTTCGCCTGCTCGTAGTGCGCGGTGTTGCGGATGCGTGCCACCTCAGTCCGGGCGATCGCCTCTGCCCGGCTAGCCAGCGTCCTGAACACACCAGGATCGTCTAGGGCGCGTCCGATACGGTCAATCAACTCCGTCGTCGTCATGCCCCCCAGCGCGGCAAGGCGGACCTCTCGCGTGATCGTGGCGCGTGCCTCGTTCGTGATCGCGGTAATGAGGTCCGCAACGTACTCTGCACTCGTGCGAACCAGCACCTCAGAGACACCCACGTAGGAGTTGACCGAACCAATGAATGACCGCACCTCATCCAACGCGGCATCGTCGCCTGCATTCGCGGCAACCTCCAGATGTTCGGCCATCGTCCTCGTCATCTGTACCTGTGTCTGGGCGAGTAGCGTGTCAACCTCGCGGAGCAATTGCCGGTAGGTTGCGGAGAATGGCTCTTGGGCTTGGATCAGCGACACGAGGACGCTCTTTCTGAAGTCGTCGAGCAACGCCAGCATGGCGCGGTTGGCGTCCTCCATGAGCGAGTCGAGTTCACGGGCTGCCACTAGGGCAGCCCCGCATCGCCGTTGGCGTCAACAATGGCAAGGACGCGATCAGCCCATTCGCGATCGGAATCCTTCTCTCGCTCAGTCAGTTCAGCGTACGGCGTGGCGATCTGCCGCTGCCAGCCCGCGAGTTTGAACTTGGCTACGTCGAACTCCCTCCATGAAGTGTCGTAGAACGATATTCGGTTAAGATCAAGCAGCGGCTCCAGGGAATCGAGCATGTACTTTGTCCAGTGCGTCCATTGCTCATGCTCTAGCTCGGCAAGCCGCTCCCTCAGATCGTCCACCTAATCCCCTCCCACCGCTGCCTGCTGCTTACCACCGGCCAGCGCCTGCAACTTCACCGGCTCGATCGTAGCCTGTGGCATCTCGGCCATCTTTTCCTCACGCTCTTTCACCTGTTCCTCGATACGCTCCAACTCCTCGTCGGTGTTGAAGTCCACGCCGGTCGTCTGCAACTGCAACAGGAACGCACGCCGCGCCGTGTCCTCAGAGACGAAGTTCTCGTCGATCGCGATCATCAGCGTGCTTGCAAGCGTCTGGAGCGTCGTCGCCACCTGGGACGTATCGGCCGGCGACAGGTCCGGCATGGACACGTCGAAGGCGTCACGCACCGGCACGAACTCGCCCGACGGCTCGCCACGGTCGTTGAGCGTCTCTACCTCAGCGGTGAGTGTGCCGGAGAGGATGGCATAGTCAATCTGTGCCCGGAATACGTCAACGAGGATGTCCCGCCACTCTTCCTGTAGGCGCGAGAGGCGCTTACGGACCGGCTCGGCCATCGTGGTTCCGACGGCGCGGTTCACGTCGCCGCCCTCGCTGTACCAGTGTTCGGGGATGCCACCAGCGCCGAGCGTGTGGTTACGCAGGAAGCGCATCCCCTCGGTGGCATCGTAGGTATTGAGTGAGGGCGTCAACGCCTCCCAGCGTTCCTGTGCGTTATGCGCGCGTACGCTGCCCGGCTTCGGCGGTGTTGCATTCTTGGGATCTCTGATCCACGCGGCCACCGCTGCCTCGTTCGCGCCTTCTAATGTCACATCCCAGACAAAGGCTTTCTGGAACAACCAGCGTTGTACTTCCGAGTTCGCCAGTTGATCGAGCATGTCGAAGAAGTCAGCGATCGGATACAGGATGCTGATGCCACGGCTGCCGAACGGGTTGTTGCGCTTCCAGAACAGGGCAGGGTTGGGCACGCTATCGAGTGGTTCGGTGTCGTCACGGGCATTGACCGCGGTATAGCGTTTGCCATCGCTGCCGTCGGAGCGCGCGACCATCTGCACATGCGTAATGTCGCGCCAGTTCTCATCGCTGGTGATGACGTGCTTGATCTGTTCGTTCTTGGCCGTTCCGATACGTAGGTGCCCGGTGACGGTATTCGGGAAGAGCGGTATCAGTAACTCGCCACAGGTCAGGTACGACTCAAACAGTTCGTTCATGGCCGAGCCGGCCCAGCGATTCTTCGGGTCGCTCCAGTGCGCCTCGATCACGTCCTTGACTGCATCGTTCTTGAAGGCGAACGCAATGCCCTCGCCCAGCACGAAGTCGCCCAAGAGCGTAATGAAGCGATGCGCGACCGGGTTGCTGATAAACAGGTCTTTGGCAAGGTCGAGCATCTTCGAGTGCTGGTACTCGGGCAGGTTCTGCCCACGGCTGCCACCGAGCGTACGCCACATGTAATCGTCTGGATCAACGCCACCGACGCCCATACCGAAGGCTGACTCGGTGATGGCGGGCTTCATGTGCGGCGGAAGAATCAGTCCGCTACTCATCGCATACTCCTTGTCGGCGCGGCTTACTGCGACGGGTCATCGGTGGCCTCCTGCCGGAAGAAATCAATGCTCGGCTCAATGTTGGGCAGCATCATGGATTCGTGAACGTCAGGGAACGTCTCGCTTTCAAGCCTGATTGAGATTGCGCCTGTGCGTTCGTCTATCCAACAGCGAGTCACGCGCACATCCTCCGGGAGCGCATCGTCGGTAACGCGGAACGTATACGGCTCCGTCCTTGTCAGCATGTACACGAAGGCCTCCGGGGCAACGAGCAAGACCTTCGCCTGTCGCGTTCGTGGCTCTGCAATCTTCACCGCATACTCCGTCTCACGAGCTCACGCCGGTCTGTCCGGTACGCCTGCATGACCAGCTTGTCGTCCGAGGATGCGCCGGCGGCTTCCGGCACGTCCAGTCCTTGCGCCAGATAGCGCAACGCATCGAGCCGATGGAACGTGTCCTTGTCTTTGATCTTCTCAGTCGGGTCGCCCATGTCATCGACGACGCGGCTATACGTGCCCATCTCGGACAGGACGCCCACACAGGTGTCGGCCACGTACAGGCGGCGTGTCTTGAACAACGCAATCACTCGGTCAATGCCCGACTCCACATCAGTGACGATCGGGTCATGCACGTAAACGCCGGCCGCATGCCAGTCCATACGCTGCTGCGACTCGGACTTGCTGCCACCGTGCCACGTCGCCATGTTGACGCCGGCCACGGCGTCGAGCGCATCGGCCGCGTGTTCGTTCGTCGTCTTGCCGCCAGTGAGCGCTTCGGAGTACAGGTAGTAGACGTTCGCCTCAGTGTCGTGCGCCGCCATCAGTCGCGCCGTGTTGACCGCACCGAAGTCAAGACCGCCGTAGCGCGGCCACTCGGGCGGGATGAGGAACGGCCTAACCTTGTGTCCACCGTGGTCGCGGTACTCGTCGATGAAATCGGAGTAGATCATGCCGGCGGGCTTCGAAAACAAGCCCTTATAGAACATCAGGTACTTCCACTCAGGCAGGCGTTCGCCCGCCTTCAGGAACTCGGATTCAGGGAACGCCGGGTTGAGGTTGGATGCGAACTGGATCACATCGATTTCGTCGTCGCCACGTTGCCAGCGATCGTAGATGATGTGCTTGAGCCAACCGAGATTGTAGATTGTCGTGCCACCCAGGACGCGACCCTCATGCAGCGACAGACGTCGCAGGATAGCCTCCCAGGACTCGAGGCGGAAGTCATCCTGTCCAACCTCATCGAGCCACGCTGCTTTCGCTGTGGCCGATTCTAGGGACTCTGGGTTGGTGGCTGAGCCGAAGATCACGCGGGTTGGTTCACCGTTCCAGTCCGGGCCGAAGGTGCGGCGGCTACCGGAGTCGCTGAACTGGAATACCCGGTCTGAGCCGTTCCATGTGCCGAGTCCGAGGTGGTGCTGGAAGATCGTCAGGAACTCGGGGAGCATCTTGAGTTTCAGGAGTGGGAACGTGGACGTGACCGCGAGGTAGTCGCCGGGGCCGCGCCAGGATACCTCACGACGGAGCCAGTGTGGACCGAAGGATGTCTTGCCGCCCTGAGTGCCGGCCAGCATGAAGATAAACCGCTTACGAGACTCCCATGCGCGCCACTGGCCGACGTGTGGATGCAAGCGCATCTCATCGCCAATGACGCTGTAGAGCGGGGGTTGTGCAGTCGCAACCATCACGCCTCCGGTTTCTCGATCGTGACCGTCTGGATGACGATCGCGCCGCCGCCTGGGCCCGTGTGCGTGTTGTCGATGCGTTCGCGGAACTTGTTAGGTTTGCGTCCTTTGAGGAGGAAGATCAGGAGAGTATCGGAGTATTCCTTCACGGTGTCGGTGATGATGCCCTGGTGGGTGATCGGCTTGTCGACACCGTGGACAGCACGCCGAAACGCCTCTTGCTCCATGACATCAGAGCCTTCATCCTCAGCATCGTCCCACGCCTCGGCGAAGGTGGGTTGGAGGGTGCGCCGATGGTAGACGGTGCTACGTGGTAGGTTCGCCGTTCGGCACGCCTGGGAGATCGTGTGACCGTCACGAAGCGCCTCGATGAAGATCCGCTCTTTTTTAGCTGTCCAACTTGTGCTAGACACGAAGACGGCCCTACCGTTACTCGGAGGGCCGCGCGGGCCGCGTTGTCGTTATGTGTAGCGATTCTACATCGTCCGTGGTCAACACGTTCTGGCAACCGCAACGCCTACAACGGATCGACACTAGGCCGACAGGCGACTGGTACTCCAACAGAGTCCGACCGCAGTTCCAGCACAAGAGCGATT